ATATGCCCCAACTGCTCTTGGCACTCTTCACACAGCCCGCCATCAAGCGCTACCCGCTCAGCTATATATGCTGCCCTGCATTTCTGCCAGGCCGCCGATTTGTAAAAGGCTTTCGCCCACTCTTTCGCCATCCCGTCTCCCCCACCCCGCCGCATATGCCGGGATGTAGCGGCCCCACTTGTCCTGTAGGTGATCCCCGTTCCCAGGCAACAAAAAAGCCGGAGGTTTTCCCCGGCTCTCTGTTCACTTTACACAATATCACAGATCGACTATGACATTCTATGACATCTTTAAGTTAGTGAGTGCTTGACTATGTAATCTATGTATCTGACGCCAGCTGTAATTCATCTGTACCGCGATCTCCTCAAATGTCCTGCCGTCCAGGTACCGGTACTGCAAAAGCAACCTTTCTCGGTCATCTTCTACTGCCTCTATAATTGTTTTAATTCCATCCCGGATAGCAACTAACCGGTCAACATCAGCATCAATCTCTTTTTCCAGGTCCACAATCTTTGCAAGGATTTCTTCCGTCTTCCCATAGATACTGCCCCCGCCCCTGGGCTCCGCAGTGAACACCTCGGTTACCCTGGTCAGCTTAGACCTTAGCCGGCTAACCTCTTCCAGCTTGCGTTCAATTTCTCGGTCCAAATTTATATATCGTTTCAGATACTTAATTTTATCTTTGTTGGTCATAGTTGCAGCGGTAAAAGCTGTCGTAAACATCGCCACCAGCTATCCCTCCTCCCTAACTCTCATCCCTTCTCCACATCCCGGGATTTCTTGGTATCGGCTTTCCGGAGAAAAACTTCCAGCCCTGCTGCTGCGGATAGTCAAGTTTGTTTAAGCTGATCAGCTTGTCCAGATCATACTTTTGCAAAATAATATATTTCGAACCCCAGTTAATACAGTATTCACTGATGCCCAGTTCTTCCAACCATGTAGTTGGATCCGTCAGCGGTGGCATCATGTAACCTTTCCGAATCAACTTCTCAACATGCTCTTTAAGCAGTTTGTCGATGCAGATGTCATACTCCGCAGCCACAATATGTATCAACGTGCTATATGTCTGCATAGCATCCAGGCTCTCCCGGATTACCTGGATCGGGTTGTTTTCCGCCACGGCCTCGGCCACCTCGCCCATTTCCTCAGCCACCTTGCGCAGCTGCTGCGCCGGGGTCCAATTCTGTGATCTCCAATCTATTTTAGGTAATGTAATGGTCATTGGTTATCTCCCTTCTGTCGTGGTTTCCTTGTTATGTTCAGCTAAACTTCATTTCCCCAACAATCCCAACCATCAACTATCTCCCTAGCAAATAACTCAATTTTAGGTATATCACCAAATAATTTAGCTATCCTTATTCTAGCTTCATTAGGTTTTTTGCTATGTTTAATTCTTACTTCTTCAAGCAATCCCCTTATATTATTAACCTTTTTATATTTCCCCATAGTCCCTTTAATACCTATTAAGCAAATCTCCCAACTCTTTAATGTCCAAGGTGCAAAGTTTACACAATTTTTTCCACTAGGGTATTTTTTAATCCAATTAAAACCTATAGTTTTGTACTTAAATCCCCAAGATTCTAAAACTTCAATACCTTCTTTTAAGTGGCTGTCTGTAACCCACATAAAACATATTGAATCTTTTTCAGTAATATCACTTACTGGTAATTGTTTAAGTTCATCTATAGTCATTGTGCTATAATGATTAACCTCTAATTTATCAAAATCTCTGTTGCCATCTTGGTATTTCTTACTACCAAATTGCCATGGAGGGTCTGCATATATTACTTGATATTTTTTCTTTGGAAATTGTATCATCCAATCTCTCCTTTTTTATTGCACATAAATAACATATCACGCATCTTCTTCCTCCTGCTCTAACTCTCCTAGCGCTAATGATACCTCTGTCACCATCTCCATAGCTTCCCGAACCACGGGGTCTTTCATGGCAGTAATCAGCAATCTACCACAAGCCCCGTCTAATTTACTTATCATTTCGTCCACGCTCATTTTAAAGTCCATCTTCTCGTCCTCCTTTTGCTACGTTAAAATAACAGACTGCGCCCTACTCTCCGGTACCCAACAGCCCATAACCGGCTATGTCCTGCCACGGATCCTCGCGTCCCTGCTTACCGTTGGCCACGCGAAACAGCTTGTCGATGACTCTGATGACTCCTAACATGTCCCGATATTGATCAGGCCGGACACCGTCCGGATATAAAATCTCCAAGATACAGCCCCCGCGGTTAAAAGCATCACCATACTGTAGGTTTTTCTCATCCACCAGAGCGCCTATGGCTTTACCCAGGGCCTCGTATTTACCTACTACTTGGTACGGTATCGGCTCGTCATCCTCCGGCCCGAATCCCTGTTCCCTTTGTGCCGCTTCACACATCAGTACGTCCTTAACCGTGATTTCCGGTTCCTCCTGTGCTACACTCTGGGTAGCAGGCTCCACTGCTTCCTGTACCGGCTCCTGGTTCGCGGCCGCCGCCGGTTCGGGGCTCGGAGCCTGCAGCATAGCTCTAGCGTGGTTGTAGACAGTGGTGCGATGTAGGCCGGTTTCCTGGGCGACGATCCCGCTGGCCTGGTATAGTGACACATCCTGCTCCGTCATAATCTGCTTTGCTTTGGCCACAATGGCCTCAAAATCAATGTCTTTTTTAGGCATTTCTTTAACCTCCTCCTTTTTCTTCTGGAATCCCTTCTCCCGGAACTGCTGCGGGTGATCCCAGCCTTCCGGGAAGGCGTCCATGGTGCCGATCAGCACCTTGTTGCCATCCTCATCTATCCGGTACCGATAAACCGTGTTATCAACGAACCCCTCCGGCGGCTCGGGTGCCGGTACCGGCGCGTGCTCCTTAGGATTGTCTGCCCCGGGTTCCAGGCAGTCGATGTAAAAGTCAGGCTTCATGACGTCACCTCCTCGATCTTGATATAGATCCCCGGCCTGGCCGCCCAGAATTTCTCTATGATCTCACTGGCCACCAGAGCATCATCAGTCCAATATCCCAGATCAGTCATCACGTCTTTGAGCAACTTCTGTAAATTATCAGTGTCCGGCTTAGTAGTTTTGTACTCACCGTCCTGGTGCTTGCCAGTGATCGGGAAGCACCACTTAGTTACCAACCGGACCGCTGAGGTGTATTTCTTCTCTGGAATGTGCTGTCCCAGGTGGGCCATTAGTTTTGCCCGGGCCGCTTTTAATTCTGCTGGCTCGTAAAATGTTTTAGTCTTCCAGTTAACCTGCTTCTCCTGGTGTGTGCAGGTGGGCGGTATCATCCCCATAAAAAACTCAGTCATTAGGAACCTCCTAATTTTTACCTTTACTTTTTGATAAAACTTTTTAGTCACGGTTAGGGGAAGGAGTCGTCGTGCGAAAGCTTACGCACGACTACTTTCCCCCGTGACCTGCGGAAGCAGGGAAAGAAATTTCCATACCCTTTAGGGTATGTTTTTTTCTTCCCGATTTTCCCTCGGAAGAAAATAACGTAAAACAAGTTTTTTTCTTCCCGATTTTCCCGATTTTGTTCCAGTTATTTACAGTAGGGAAAATAACATAAATCATGTTTTTTTCTTCCCGATTTCTGAACAGGGAAAAAGGGAAATTAACGTTATTTTCCCGATTTTCTCTCAGGGAAAAAAGGGAAATTTTATGTTTTTTTCCTTTCAACTTTTCCATTCTCAATATCAAAGCCCCCATGTTCTTCTATCCTATTTCTGACAGTCTTTTCAGTTACGCCCATGTATTCAGCCATGTTTTTTAAGGTAACTTCCCCGTCAAAAGTGCATCCTTCGAAGGCATTTTCTAGTGCAATCTTCCGATCTTTTATCTTCTTCTCTTTCGGCTTCCGCTTTTCCATGGCCCGTTGCCAGGGCGCCTTATCTCCCTCCGCCTCCTGGTCTTTTAGCAATCCGTCCTCATCCACCTGGTGCGTCGGATAATTAAACCACAGATCCACCGGCTTGAACTTCGGAAACTCTCTAAGCGTCCCATCGATCCGCCACGCTGACCGCTGTTGGACAAACTGGCGGGCCGCGTAAACATCCTTAAGCATTTCCTGGTACCTATCTAGTCCAAGCAGCTTGTCACAGGCCAGGAGCATCTGCTTCTCACTGCATCTATCGTCCTGGCTGACTTCCTCAGTCCAGTCCTTGACGTGCTTCTCCAGCCATGCCTCACAGACCGCACAGACCGCCTTATTCTCCTCTTGTTTGAGCAAGTCGGCAGTCAGATCTAACTCGATCAGATCAAGAAGCACGTCCGGATCCCGGGCAAACACTCCAGAGCCACTGGCCCTATCCATGGATCTCTTTTGCCCTTGCTGGCCTTTTGAGTGATGGTGGCAGTAGACCACAGCTGCCCCCAGGTCGTGACATATAAGGTCAAACTGGTTACAGAAGTGGGCCATCTGATCAGCTGAGTTTTCGTCGCCGGTGATTACCTTGTAAATAGGATCTATGACGATTGCTATATAGTTCTTTTTCTGTGCCCGCCTGATCAGCTTCGGGGCCAGGCGATCCATGGGGACGGATTTCCCTCTGAGGTTCCATATATCGATGTTGGCCAGGTTGTCCGGGAACCACCCCAGGGCATTATAGACGTCCTTAAAACGATGCAGACAGCTGGCCCGGTCTAGCTCCAGATTGACATACATAACCTTACCCTGGGCACATGGCCACCCCAGCCAGTCCTTCCCCTCAGCAATGGCACAGCAGAGCTCGATGAGTGCAAATGACTTACCGGCTTTAGATGGCCCTGCCAGCAGCATTTTGTGGCCTTGTCGGAGGACGCCCTCAATAAGTGGTGGTGCCAGGTCGGGCAGGTTGTCCCAAGCGTCAGCCATGCTTTCCGGTTCCGGCAGGTCGTCATTAACTGCCTCTATCCAGTCCTGCCAGTCTTTCCATGATTCTTTGCCTATATTGGTGTCCACCAGGAACTGTTTCTTTCCGTTACGCATCACCCCGGGCATCC